ATCGACAAACAAACCGCGGAAGTGTTTGCGGAGATACTCGCGAATGGGCTTCGCGCCGGGATCGTTTTGTAGTGCGGCGTGGAGCTTGACCTGGCCCGGATGGCGGAACACATCGCGGCCAGCCATGTAGGCGGTATGCGCTCGCGTCAGCTACGCGTCGATGAAATCGAGGAACCGCGGATTGTCATTGAGATATTGCGGGTCGACCTCCTCGATCGCGATGCACAGCGCGATCGTGTAGAGCGAAAAATCGAGGCAACCGCTGACGGCATCGGTCCCATCGTTGGCTGCGGTGCGCTGGTAATCGTCGACCGCGCACTCACCCCCCAATGTGTACGCGACAAATTCGTCGACGCAGTAGGTCGGCTGGTCGTCCCAGTCCCGCAGCTGCGTGACGAAGTACAGGTTGTAGCGGTACGATCGCAAACACGGCGGGATCCGCTTGGCAACGTCTCGCAATCGCAACCGCGGCTCGATGACAATGACCCCCTTGCCGTTCTTGAAGTAAAACCCGTTGATCTTCTTGCCCGGGTAGGCGCGGGCGTGAGCCATGCGCAATTGGGACGCGATGCCGTGCGCGGTCTCGTGTGCGTTGGTCGATCGACCATGGGCGTCGCCGAAGGGTCGGTCTTTGCTGTGGCTGAGGATGTCTCCGTAGACCGTCGCGCCGTTTTCGACGTTGCGGTACGTGGGGATCGTGACTTGGTCCTGGGCCAAGACGCTGGGAGCGATGGCGAGGATGACGCAAATGACAATCGATGGGCGCATGCATGGGCGCATGATAAAAACCTCCGTGTTTGGTTTAGGTCGTCGCGCGTTGCCAGTGGTCGTCCGTGACCATGGCATAGCTTCGCATTGCAACGGCGGCGCTGTTGCCGATCCATTGCGACGCGGTGGCGAGTCCGTACTGCTCGATCAATTCGGTTTCGCGCGTGGCTCGCATCGAGTGCCACGGCGCACGCCATGGCGTGACGCCGGCGATCGCCATCAGGATGAGCAGCCGGCCTGCCATCGCGGAATCGCTGCCGTCGAGCAGATCGTCGCACAGCGGGACATCGCGCGGATGACGCGCGAGGGCCGCGGCGATCTCGGGAAATAGCGGGATGGTCCGCGTGGTGTTTCGTTTGTGATCACAGATGGTGATCCGTTTGCGGTCCCAGTCGACTGCGTCCCAGGTCAGTGAACGCAGCTCGGACGGTACGCGGATCCCACCGAATCGGCTCATGGCGATCGCAACGGCCATCGATGGCGTGGCGATCTCGATCAGTTGGGCCGCAACACCGATCGGGACAAAATGCTTTTCGCGGACGTTGATCTTGGTCGATAACTCCCGAGCGGGATTGTCGGCAATGAGCTTGCGATCGATGCACCAATGGAAAAACGCGCGCCATCCGGCGGCGATCTTGCCTCGCGTGGATTCGCCTACGGTCAGCGACTGGTGACACTCGGTGACATCCTCGGTCGATACGCGATCGATGGGCCGTTGGTCAAGTGTTTCTCGCAGCAGTTCGAGCGACCGTTGCCGATCGTTCCAGGTGGCGAGTGCCAACCGCTCGCGTGTCTCGGTGACGTAGGCATCGATCGCAGTCCCAACGGTGTGGGTCGCGCCGAGGATCGCGGAGAGTTTGCGCCGTAGAGCGGGCGGGACCTGGTCGAGCCATCGCACGGTCTGACGCGGCAGCGGGAGATCGGCGGTCTGTGCGGCGAGGATCTCGTCGACGTGACGCTGGACCGCGACCGCGTCGGCCTCGGGGATGTCACCTAGCCAAATCGATTTTCGACCGGTGGCCGTGTACGCTCGCAGCCGCCACCCGGTGCGTGACTTGGTCTCACGCGTCAGAGATGACATCGGCCGCGTCGGCTTCGGTGGATGGCTCAAACTCGTCGAGCAGGTTGTCGATCGTCTGTTGCGTGAGTCCGATCGACCCATAGAACACGCGAGCGCGTTGGACCGACCACTCGCCCGATTTGACTTTGTTGAGCCCGTCATCGATTGCGGCCATCTGGCGCTTGAGCTGCTGGCGAGACAGGTTCGCAAACTCGCCAGGCGGTGGCTCGGCACTCGGCACCACTTCGCCATCTGGCCCGATGGGTGCCTCGGCTGCGGCAGGTGCCGGTGTGCCATCAGGTGTCACGCTGCCGGGCTTGATCGGGTCGACGATCGAATCGATCATATCCGCGTCCATGGTCGGGAACGCGCTGGAGATGACGGCCTTGGCCGTGTCAGGTGGCATGGTGCCCATGGCGATCGCGTTGACGATCTGCACCAAGCTGGCGACCTGAGCCCCATTGAGCGCGGATTTCGCGACATCGTCGACCGGTGCCAATGGATCGGCATCGGTGGCGATCGGTGCGTCGGTCGGCTCAGGTGCGTTGGGATTGACCCACCCCTCCTCGTCGAGCTGCTGCGCGTGCGACTCGGGGTCGATGTTCTGCTCGATGAGGTATTGTTGACGCGTCTTGAGTCCGGCCTCGATCAAACGGATGTTGGCGTCGGCGACTTCGCTGGGGGTGACGTCGCGATTGGGTGGCCATCGCCACACGTGCGGGATCTCATCCATCGGCTCGAGAGCCGGCAGGTAGCCTGTGAGCATCAGGGCCTCGTCAAGCCACCACTCGAAAATGCGGTCGAGGCATTCGATTTCCCATTGAGAGCGTTCAACGCTGATGGCTTCGTAGTAGGTTTGATGATCGAGGCGACCCGAGCTGTAGTTGTATTTGGACGAATCCGCGAGGGCCTTGTTGGATGGCATATGAACGCAGCGTGCGATCTCGTTGAGGATCGCATTGCGGAATCCTTCGTAGGTGGTCGTCGGTTGCTCGGGCTTAAATTGAGTGAGATCCCAACCGCGCGGCAAGCTGACCATCATCCCGCGATCAATTTGCACGCCGTCGAATGGATCGATGTCGTCGATCCCATCGGTTGCGGAATCGAACGCATTGGATTGAGTCTTCAAAACAGCGGAGAAATCCGCGGCGTTTTCCGCGGCGGCGATGACGGCGAGGGTGTAGCGTCGCAGTTGAGCAAACAGAGGCAGGGCCGGAGTCATCTCGGGGATGCCTCGCTGCTGGCCAGGGCGTTCAGATCGGAACAGGTGGATGAGATCCTCGGGCGCGATGGTCTCGAAGTCCCACGCCTTCCACGGCCACACGTCGCCGGGGTGGCCCTTGAGAACGTGGTACTCGATCGGCTGGCCCCACTCATCGAAGATAATTCCATCAACCTGGTTGGGGAACCCGTCCATATAATTGGGCGTCGCCAGCATGTCGGCTTCGATGACGCGAACGTCGAGCTGCACCGGGTTGCGGGATCGGCGGTTGTTGCCCTTGAGGATGACCGTCTCGCCATCGACTAGTTTGGCCAGGCGTGCGGTCCGCAGTTTGTCGGCGAGCTTGACGTCCTTACACCACTTGCGCCACCGCTGCTCGATGGCTCGCGATGCTGCGGGATCCGGGAGCATCACTTGCAACGATGGACCGGTGCTGATAGTGTCGTTGGACAACGTGAGCGCGATCCCCTTAGCGAAGCTGTTCGACTCGAGGATCTCGTAGCGCGATCGCTGGCGCAGGGTTTTGCGGACGCTCGACGAATTGGCCGCAGCGGCAGAGTGATGATCAGCCCAACGCCAATGCTTGGCGGAGTCCTTGGTCTCGGCGGCTGCGTCGTAACCTGCGGTGAGCGAATCGCGGCGGGCGCGTTGCATCGCTAATCGATTGGCGACATGGATCGCCGCAGTGTCGATGGTTTGCCCGTATTGGTCAAGGATTGGCATGTGGGCGACTCAACAAAAAAAACAACAGAGCACCACCAAAGATGACGGCCGCTGTGGAACCGAACAGGATCCCCAGCAGGATGAGGGCAAGCGTTGCCGCGATGGCAATCTGCCGGCCCGTGGTATTGCCAATCCATTGCAATACCGCAGCAACGAGCGTGGCCCACCAGTTCATCACTGGCCTCGAGCCGATCCGGGGATCAATCGAGAAAACAACAGACCGCGACGTGGCGTCTCGGCCTTGCGCTGCGAAAGGTCGTTCTGCGCGTCGCTCAATTCCTTGAGCGATCGCTGAGCGACGTTGACGCCATCAACCGACATGGATTGCGGCTGAGCGGCGGCGTCGGCGATTTGCTGGTCGGTGATGTCGGGCATTGCGTTATTCCTCGGACAAAAATTCCCGAAGGCGGTTCATCGCTGCGGCCTTGCGCTTGGCGGTCTCTCGCTCGCGAATGGCTTCCGCGATGATCGCGATTTCCTGCTCCAGCGCATCGACCTTGGTCGGAGTGGTAAATTGTGCGGCGCTCTGCTGCAGCGACGCAAAAGATGCTGCACCCTTGCCAGGCTTCCACCAAATGGCAACCAGCAGACCGAGGCACAACAGCATTAACATTGGCGCCCACATCATGATTTGAGGACCTTTAAAAGGACAACTAAAACGATGACCGCAAACACGCCCACGCAACACATGGCCAGAATTGCCTCACCAGGATTGAACAACCAGTACAACAGTGATTGCACACGCTCGGATTCGTTAGGCTTGATCAGCGGAAACAATGGTTTTCGATCGCGATCGGGATTGATGAATGGCTCGCGATCCACCGGCCGGCAACTGCCGTCGGGGCAATCTTGATCGACCTGAGGCTCGAGCGTGGTTTGCTGTTCCTGCTGTTGTTGGCGGATCTTGCGTTGGGTTTCGTAGGATGCGTGGATCGCGATATGAAGCTCGCGCGCGTTGTACGGTAGGGTTTGTTTGCCGCATGTGTACACGTGACCGCCATCTTGATCGACGAACATGATCGCCGGAAATTGAGACGCGGGTACGGTCGAGGCGTAACGCTCGCGGTAGAGCGGATTGCTCGCGGTGTATACGTGATAGTTGCA